GCTTGGTTCAACAAACCCACTCTCAACCAGATTATTGTAGATAGTCTGCATTGTATCTGTGCCCTGCCCTGCTGGGTCGACCAGTGTCAAGGTCACGTCTTTCCATATAACACGCCCAGGATAATAAAACTGGTGAACAAGATAAGTGTGCTTAGTTTCGGAAACTTCCCACCCCGGCTTAGACACTTTCTTGGCAACCCACGGGGCAATACCGCCCGCATACACAAGAAATCTATATTTTCTCTTTGGGTCGGGGGTGCCTACATCTATATCTGACCAAAATGCCATTATCTTATTCTCCTATACTGTATAATAAATAGTGAGGGGAAAAGGTTTCCCCTCACTTTTTCTAGTCTTCAAACGCCGCCCCTGCTCGCGTAATATTGAAATCGATAGCAATAAACTCAATTGACTTTGCGGGCTTCAAGAAAATCTTTGCATACATGATATTCCTATCCACCAAATCAGGGGTCGTCGTCGTCTTGTCCAAAACCATCTTGTAGTCTTCCAGCCCATAACGAGCTTTGACTGATCTCAGGAAGGGGTCCACCAAACCAATGAAGCGGTTCCAAGTAACCTCAATGTTCTGGTCAAACAGAACCTGCGTGGCCAGCCTAGAGACCTGTTTCTTAAGGAAGATAAGAAGCCTTCTGACATTAATTCTATCCAGTGCTGACGGCCCTGCCTGCAAGGTCTTCTGTCCGAAGACCACAATTCCCTCCGCTGGGAACGAGGCAATGGGGTTAATATTCACATCATACAGATCATCTCTCTCTCTGCTTGTGAGCTTCTGGGCTATGCCCGTAACAGGGATCCCAGCAGCCCCATCAGTAAGGCCTCCACGATTGAAGCCTGCCGGTGCAAACCACAATTCTGATACCGCCTGCGAATTAGCCATCGTGCCAAGGGCGGCCACTGAAGGCGGCGCCCACACAAACTGATCATTGATCCGATCATAAATCTGGACCCATGGGTAATAAGCGCATCCGTAGTTGTTATCTAAATTTCTGTTTCTCACCGACGATACGGCTGCGTCAACAGTCTTGACCCGGTTCGCAAAAGAGTCTGTGCTCTCAGCAGCAGGCACATAATCATCTTCAAGATCGATAATGGCCAATGTATCCGCTCTCTCTTGAGCCACGTTCATCGCATGCAACGTAAGCGCCTTGTTCGTAATGCCAGGGACGGTCATAATATTCATGTCCATAGACTCAGGGTCACTTACGATATCGATAGCTTGTTTTATGGTGTTGTAAGCATAATTGGTGGCTGGCGTCTCTGATGCGCTCCACTGGCCATTTCTGAACGCTTCCTTTTCCGTGATGTCAAGCCCATCGGTGCCACCAAATAGTGGCATCGTAAAGCTATCGACGCCATAGAGAAGAGCAGCCCGGTAGCCGTATTTAGTAGTGGCTCCCTTCGTGTAGCCGGAAGCATCGGAAGTGATAGAAGTTTCGGCTGCTCTCGAACCAGACTGATAAAAACTTATGCGAGCCTTCTTCTTAGTTGCATCACTAGACGAACTGCGCACATTATCTAGCGTAAAGATATGGGGGATCTCCAGTATCTCGGTTGTGATACTAGCTGGTGCCGTAAACGTTTGCGCATAAAAATCCCGATCCGGCAGTGTGTGCAGGTGTTCCGCCAAGTCTTCATTAAAAGTCGTACTGGTCGCTGTACGGCCCGTTGATAAGCCGTAATATGCCTTAGCGTTGGAGGGAAGTCCCTCATCTGAAGATGAAAGCCTAAGCGGCAATCGAGGGAATATAAACGATGCGGTATAAGCTGCCGCCTCCGAATAAGCCCACATCGACGCGGTTGGGTGGCCGTATGCCTTGGTATACCCACCCATACCGGGCCACGCCGCGACGATGTCCACAGAAACAGTGCCAAGAGGATTGGCCTGTGCATTCCCCGAAACCAGGGTCATCCCCTTGAATTGGGGGCGATCAAAGAAACCAAATGGGCATAGACCCTCCGTGGAAACTCCATAAGAGTCAACCTCAGGGTCCATATACATACGAATAAAATCTGACTGGTTATCGAACTGTCCGTACTCCTTCAAGCGGCGCTCAATAGTATCAAAAGAAGTATATTTATCACCTATCCGCCGTCCGATATAATCAGGACTTGCAGGGTTAAGGTTTAGGTTGGAGAACTTCTCCAGTACCAACACCTTAGCATCGCTGTCGGCCATCTTACGAACTGCCACAGTAAAGGTGCAGAAATTATCCACCGTGGAGTTTACTGGTTCCCGAATGTCTTCGATGGAAATCTTAATATTCTCATTATCCCAAGATCCAGCTTTCCGACTATAAAATTTAAACAGCTTCTGTGTGTCAAAAGCATAAAAAGAGGCAGCTGTTCCCATGTCTTGCGAAATAACCCACCCACTCTGCGCCGTCTGATTAGCGAAGTTCTGGTCGGACCACTGAATATCAGAAACGAGTGATGCGGTAGCCATGAGGGGCAATATTATAGCTCTACTCGCGTCTGCGGCGGAACCCCCAGTGCCAACGCCCCCCCAAGTACCGCCGCCATCACCATAAAGTAGATTACGAGTATAAGTTTCACCCAAGAAATAGGGCTTCGTGTTTGTGGTGACGTTGGAATTTAATGCCGTAGGGTTCGTATTAAAAACACCTCTAATGTATTGTGGGGAAGTAACGTCAAAGTTGAACCGAATTTTCTCATCAGAGGCAGCCGAAGACGTGACAAGAATGTCAAACGTGTGGTAAGTCCCCGCTGACTGTATAAAGGTGTTGGTGGACGCGGTTATAAGAGTGCCACCAACCACAGTTCCAGACAGAAGTGGCACAGAACCACTATTTGTATAAAAAACAGCGCCCAATGTACCAGTGGGACCCACAGCGGGTCCTGATCCAGAAACAATAAACAAACCCCAAGCGCCGCCCTGGGCGTTGAGGTCTCCGGCAGTTGGAGTCTTTTCCATCTTCCAGCCCGCATAACCACTTGTCCCAGCATCTATCGCTTCCTCTCCTAAAAGACGAATGTAGTTCACAGGAGCGCTATTCGCCAAATATGCCTGTGCTGCGTAAGGGCCATACATTGGGCTCGTTTGCTCCGGGCTCTTCCAGACATCCTTAGTTTTGCCTCCCGCGACAGGGGGTCCAAATACATTAATAAACTCTTCCATAGAATTTATCTTGATAGGTTGCATGGCAGGCCCACGCAGAGCGCGTCCTATAACCAAGGGCCCAATCGCCTGTGGGATTTCCGGCAATGCCGAGTTATCTATCTCATTAATAAAAATGCCGGGGCTTACGAATTTGAATGACTTAACTGACATAAAATCATACTCCTATTAGTCTGGTGCTATAAGTAAGTAGTTAAAAGCCAAATCAAAACAACTAACTTCTATATTTTTCAGGGGCGTTCTCGTGATGCGGAATATCTCCTAAAATAGCCCTTTCTCTCCCAATGCTTATCTCTACAAAGTTTTCTCTTTTCACAACAGCGGGCCTCTCGTCGTTTTTCCCCGCTCCTACAATATAACCCAAAACCTTAATAGAGATGCTTGTTTGGTATATGCGCTCCTCTTCGTTGAGAGCGCTTGCATTATTCTCAACGTCAAAACCACTCTGCACAAACGCCTCATACGAATGTCCCGCGTTCCGCACCCTGAAGTAATTCACGCCGAGGCCTAGTTGTACAAATGGGGCGACCATATCATTCAAATGTTGTTGGTACTCACCTCGTATTCTGATGGTGTAAGTCACATCAATGTACACAGGGAGAGGTATCGTCAATAATTCATAGACTACTTTTTCATTGTTAAATTTATAGTTCAACTGCCCAAATCTTCTCTTAGCGGTTGCATTAGCAAAATTAGTAGTCTTAATCTGGTTAATACGCTTACCCACTGTCAAAGAGCCACCTTGACCCCTCACACCATTATCCGGGATTGCATTTCCAAATACAGCGCCCTTTCGGCTCAATGACTTCTCAAAGGAGTTGCGCTCAACCGTAATTACGGGCAATATAAACTGATCGTCACTATCACGCAAGTCCCGATTGTGCTTAATCTGGAACGAGCGCTCCGCAGAAGTCCAGATAACCGGAACAGGCTTAAAACCTCGATTGGTCTTAGTTTGTATCTTCATGGACTTTATGGTCTCAAAAAATGCAGTATCTATATTTTCAATCGTAGACGG